GCCCTCCTCTGGCTCATCGAACATACCAAATAAAAGTTTTGTAACAGTTTTATGACCCTCCAAAGGGGGGTGGGTAAAATATCTACAATTATTGCCTATTAAACCGGCGGTGAAGACCTTTTCACACGGTGGCAAAATGGGGGTTTGAAACAAGATGGGCGGTAGACCAAGAAAACCGAAGGCACTGAAAGTGATTCAGGGGACGTTTAGGCAGGACAGAAATCCTGTTCAAGAGCCTGAGCCATCACCTGTTGTCGCGGCATCACGAAAGGCTCCGACCACGCTGAATAAGTGGGCGAAGAAATTCTGGAACGAACATATCGAGGAGTTCACTCAGATTGGTCTGATCACTTCTGCTGATTTGGAAACGTTCGAAATGACGGCCCAGACCTATGGGGCATGGAAGGAGGCCGAATACGAGATCTATCACGATGAGTTCAAGCGCAAGCGCACGATAGGCCAGTACATGCGTGCTCGTGATTACAACAGGAAGAACATGCCTGAATTGATTGTCATGGAAAAGTCACGCCTGGACTACGTGCGTCTGTCCGGACTGATCGGCATGAACCCGGTAGCGCGGAACAAGATAGACATCAAGAAGGCTTTGCCTGAAATAGATCCAATGGAGGAGTTGCTGGAACACCATGGTGGTTAAGGAACACGAGCAGATCACAGCACAGAAGTACATCTCTGATGTCATGGCAAACAAGGTCCTTGTTTGCCGGTTCGTGTATCTGGCAGTTAAGCGTCATGTCGACGATCTTAAAAGATCACGGGATCCAGATTATCCATTTCGGTTTGATGAATCTCAAGCAATCAAGAGTATCAAGTTCGCGCAGCTATTAAAACACTCGAAGGGTAAGTGGGCGAAGGCCAACGAGCGGATCCGCTTGGAGCCCTGGCAACAATTTCTCAAGTGGTGCCTCCATGGTTGGGTTAGAAAAGACAATGGCATGCGCCGCTTCCGCAAAGCCTATATTGAGGTTGCTAGGAAAAATGGAAAAACAACCCTGATGGCCACCGAGGTATTAGATCTGTTTTTTCTGGATGGAGAGGAAGGGGCTGAGATATATACAGCCGCTACCAAGCGCGACCAGGCAAAGATCTGTTGGAATGAAGTCCAGTCCATGGTAAAGAAGCAGCCAACCCTCAAAGATCGCGTCGATGTTTTGGTTAACACCTCCACGATTCGTAAAAAGGGTGATATCTCTGTGATCAAGGCACTCGGTGCCGATTCTGACACTGAAGATGGATTGAACCCGTTGATGGGTATCATCGATGAGTATCATGCCCACAAGACTAGTGACATGGTGAATATCCTCGAATCCGGAATGGGATCCAGGACACAGCCCTTGATCGAGATTATTACTACAGCCGGGACAAATCAGAATGGTCCATGTTACCAGGAGGAGCGAACCCTCGCGGTAAACACACTCAACGGCAGCGGTCCTGAGGACTATTTCTGCATTATCTACACGCTGGACGATGGAGACGATTGGACGGATCCCGATGTGTGGATCAAAGCGAATCCCAATCTTGGGGTTTCGGTGTTTGACGATTATCTTTCTTCCCGAGTAAAGATGGCACTCGCATCCCCACGGAAGCAGAATGACGTGAAGACGAAGAACTTCAATATCTGGTGTTCAGCCAAGACTGCTTGGATCACCGGTGATATCTGGGACCTGTGTGGAGGCGTAGTGAATTGGGATTCTTTAATTGGCCGGGAGTGTTATGCTGGGTTCGACCTGGCCAATTCTGCGGACCTTTCAGCGGTCGCATTCGTCTTCCCTCCAAAAGATTTGGAATGTCAATACCAAATTGTAGTCAAATTCTACATGCCTGAAGCAAGGATCCATGAAAAGAGCCTCGAGGACCGTGTTCCGTACGAGATGTGGACCCAGCAGGGATGGATCACTGCGACTCCTGGAGACATTATTGATCAGGACTTCATTGAAAAAGATATCAGGGACGCATGTGACTTATTTGATGTTGTGAAAATAGGTTACGATCCTTGGAATGCAAGCCAGATCGTCTCGCATTTGAAAAACGAAGGTATGGAACTCGTCTCTCTCAGGCAGGGTTACGCCACCATGAGCCCATTCTCGAAAAATTTTGAAACACTTTTACGAAGTAGACGAATAAATCATGGTAATAATCCCGTGTTGGCATGGAATATGTCCTGCACAACGCTCAAGCAGGACGAGAACGAGAATATTCGACCGGTTAAGCCAGATCGGAAGACCGGAAAGAGGATTGACGGCATTGTTGCCACCATCATGGCCCTCGGGCTTTCGATGGAGGGAGTGGAGGATACCGCTGATGACGGAAAAGTGTGGGTGGTCTGATGAGTTTACGGCATAGGATTGGAAAAGGCCTGATCAAGCTGCTCACGATCGATGAGTTGGTCGCAGAGACTTGGGGTCCTCTCTTATCATCGTCCGGGGAGCATGTTTCTGCTGAGTCGGTACAGCGCCTGTATGCGGTGTATGCGTGCGTTAATGTCTTGGCGGAGACGTTGGCTACGCTTCCACCGAAATTATACCGGGTGGAAGATGATGGCGGTCGCTCGGTCGTGAAGGACCATCTGTTCGCCAAGGCGCTCAAGAACCCTTTTCAGACCGGAACGGCCTTTGATTTTTATGAAATGCTGGTTTGGCATCTTGCCCTCCGTGGTCGGTTCTTCGCCATGAAGGTCAAGGTTCGAGGCGAGGTAGCCGAGTTTGTGCCCATCGAGGATCCCGACCAGGTAGAAGTGATCACCTCGGATGATTACGAGCTGCGTTTCAAGATAAAGGGAAAGGAATATACTCGGGATGAAGTCCTGTATATCCAGATGCACAACGGGCGGTCGATCATCAAGGCACAGGCGGATACGTTTGGGAAGAACCAGGCGATCAGTAAGTATGGGGCAACGTTCTTCAAGAACAACGCAACTCCCAACCTGGTGATCACAAGTCCGAACAAATTTAAGGACGAGGATTCATACCTACGTTTCAAGAAGATGTGGGACGACACCTATGGAGGAGTAGAGCGGTCGAACAAGGTGGCGATCGTCGATGACGGGAAGAAGGTCGAGAGATTATCACTAACCAACGAGGACAGCCAATTTCTCGACAGCAACAAGTATTCCGATTCCCAGATTGCTGGTTTGTTCCGGGTTCCGGTCTATATGATCGGAAACTACGACAAGGCGACTTTCAGCAACATCGAGCATTTGGGAATACAATTTGCTCGTTTTACCATGGCTCCTTGGTGCAAGCGTGTAGAAACTGCTTTGACCCAGCAATGTCTCAACGACAAGCATCTATACGTCGAGTTCCTTATGGATAGCCTTGAGAGAGGCGATATCCTTTCGAGATATCAAGCATACCGTACCGGAAGAGAATCCGGTTTCCTTAGTGCGAATGAGATCCGTCAAAGGGAAAACATGGATCCATACGAAGGTGGGGATGAATACCTGCAGCCTTTGAACCATAAAGCTGTCGGTGAGGAAGAAGAAGGAGGGCAAAAGAATGCCTAAGAAATGGTACAAAATCCAAGCGAATGGCGACTCTGCAGATGTGTACATCTACGATTACATTGGTGCTTACGGTGTCGAAGCTAGTGCCCTGACCCGCGAGCTTGCCCTACTTAAGGACAAGAAAAGCATAAATTTGTACATAAACTCCCCTGGTGGAGATGTGTTCGAGGGGATGACTATCTATAACTCCCTTCTGCAGATCAAAGGAAAACTTACCGTCCATGTCATGGGCCTAGCCGCCTCTATTGCCAGCGTGATCATGCTCGCTGCCGAGAAACGGATCATGTACCAGGGATCTATGGTTATGATCCACAATCCGTGGGGATGTGCATGCGGCAACGCTAAAGAAATGCGTGAAATGGCCGAAGTATTGGATAAGATCGGCGGTCAACTGGTCCAGATGTACTCCGATGTCACCGGGCAAACCGAGGAGCAGATAACCGAATGGTTGGATGCGGAGACTTGGTTCAATGCCGATGAGGCGGTAGAGAATGGATTCGCTACCGAATTATCAGAGAAACAGGCTGCCGCATCGATTAAAAAGACTTACGCAAGCAAATACCACAATGTCCCTGAGGATATTGTGGAAGATGATACTGAGCCAACGATCCGAACTGCCGAGGATGCCCTACGGGATGTGGGATTCTCAGCTGTCCGGGCGAAAGCGATCCTAGCGAAGGGTTTTGTCCATCGGGAGGATGGAGAACCAACTCCTCGGGAGGAGGAGCAGGATTATTCAGCGGCTATGGATATCGTCAAACACATGCAAAACAGTTTGGAGGCAAACTAATGGAAGAATTATTGAAGAAGCTTAACGAACTCAAGGATCAGATTTCAGGCTATCAGGCCCGGATCAAGGACTTGGAGGACAAGGGTGGGAAATATGACGAGCTCAAGGCTCTCGTTGATTCCCAGAAGGATGAGATGGATAATCTCATCGCGAAAGTGGAACGGCAGGGTGTTGCTGGCCTGAATAAGGACGACAGCGCAAAGGCCAAGGCAATCGCGAATTTTGCGGCAATGGCTCGTGGAGATTATAAGGATGTTTTGCGGACCGACTCCAACAAGGATGGTGGATTCCTCATTACTCCGGAAATCGAAGCAGGTATCCTGCACTTGGCAGCCACTGAAGGATCTATGCGTGCAATTGCAGACGTTCGGAATACCAACCGGAATTCCGTCGTGCTTAACGTACGTGTCAGCGGAGCTGCGGCAGGCCACGTGGGTGAGGCCGAGGAACGATCCACCACAGACGGACCCGAGTATGCTCAGGTTGAGATTCCCATCCATACCCAGTATGCTCAGCCGGAAATCACCAACGAGGCACTCGAAGATGCTGATGAGGATCTGGCGGCTGAGATCATGGCAGCAATTGCAGAAGCTCTTGGAACCCAAGATGAGAGTGACTTCATCACTGGAACCGGCGTAAAGATGCCTCGAGGACTCTTGTCTTACACAGAGAAGCTTTGTGCAAAGCAGGCTGATCTCGAATGGGGCAAGATGGGCTACGTCAAGACCGGAAAGGCTGCTGCGCTGGCGGATGCATCCAAGCAGAACGTGTTTATCGATGCCAAGAAGCTCCTGCATGTGCGTTATCGCACAAATGCACGTCTTTTGATCAACTCAAATACCGCTGCAGAGCTCGAGAAATTGGCAGACACCACAGGGCGTCCTCTCTGGACCGAGGGAATCAAAGAGGGACAACCGGCAAGGTTCCTTGGCATTCCGGTGGAGATCAACGACTACATGCCGGATATCAACAACGCTGCCAGTCTTCCGTTCGCTCTGATCGGAGATTTCAAGAAGGGGTACGCAATTCGCGATCGTAAGGGTATGACCCTTACCCGTGATTCCATTACCCATAAGGGCTTCGTTAAGTTCTATACAGAGAAGCGCACTGGCGCTGGTATCAAGAACTTCAAGGCCATCGTCGCAATCAAGGCCATCGCGTAGATGGCCCTAATCCCATAGGGAGGGAGTGAGATCATGAAAGATCTGAAATCGAAAATCAAATTCCTGGAAGCTGCTGCTCCTGCGGTTGCGGCTGCTGACATCGAGGGAGAAGACATCGACCTCAAGGGCTTCGGCTCTTGTGTATTTGGTGCAGTGATCGGAGCTGGTGCGTATGCAGCCACCAAAAAGGTTGGACTCGTGCTAGAAGAGAGCGACGATGCTGAAACCTACACTGCGGTTGATGCTGCCCACTATGACGGAGACCTTACTGCAGTGGCAGCCACTATTGCAGCTAATGAGTACCGCACAATTCAGTACAAGGGGTACAAGCGTCATGTGCGCTTGTCATTCGATGTTACGGGTACTTTGGATGCCGATGTGCTACTCGGTGCTTGGGCAATCCTTGGACATCCGCAACTGGCTCCTACTGCGTAGGTGGAAATATTGACGGTGGGGCTTCGGCCCCACCATTGAGGTAGTCATGGATCTTAACAGCAATGCACTGGTCTCCTGGGATTTCATCCGGGATTATGGAAAGTTCACTGAAACGAATAAAGACGCTGTAGTGAACCTCATCAACTGGATATCAGGCAAGGCAGAGACGATAGCACAGCGTGAACTCGTGAGTAAAGAAAGAACCTTGGTGGTATGTGGCAATGGCTCACCTCGTCTTTACCTTCCCATTGTTCCAGTAACAGAGGTCGCCTCAGTGATTATCGATTCCAACCATACTTTTCTCATAGATCCAATAGATCCAACCGAATATCACGTCGACCAGAAGGCTGGAATCGTCACGAGATATAACTACCGATGGACAGAAGGGGTATACAACATCCAAGTGGTCTATACGGCCGGGTGGACGATCGAGACCATGCCAGCAGAGATACAAAAGGCCTGCCTAGAGGCGATTGTCACTGCTTGGAATCGTTCGAACGACAACAGCTATGGTGTACAGTCCAAGACTATGCCTAATGGCGTAAATGTTTCGTATGAGCCGAGATTGTCTCCCGATGTGTATGGAACATTTGCTGAATTAAGGATGGGATTTGTATGATCGGAACATACGGCCTTGAAATAGGAAGAAGAACCAAAAAATCGTTGGAATTCAACGATCAGGTGTCTCACCTCCTCGATGCATTTGCCGCGGATCCTATAGTTATTTCACGTGTGGTTGGTGCTGCCGCTCTTAGGCTAAAGAGGCATGCGCGAGATGTGAACAAAAGGACATTTCCCAAGATCACCGGGGATTACAACAAGTCCATCTGGTACAAGCAGTATAAGAGAAGCGCGAGGGCTAATCTGTATGGAGGTAATCTCTCGAGTATCTATGAGTACAACGGTGCTTTCATACAGCCTATGAAGGGGCAGGCACTGAAGTTCGAAATCAATGGAAAAACTATTTTCTATAAAGGGGTAATTAGGATTGATCCAAAGCCATGGTTCTTCCCGGCAATGGAGGAGGCTTATCAGCGTGGGTATGTCGATAAGGCAGCCATGAAGCAGATTGAAAGGGAATTAAAGGAGCATAACCTTGGGAATTAAATTCAACACCTATGAAGCTCTCGAAGAGTTGAAGACCCTTGTAAAAACCCACATAGCTGACTATGTAGCGTTGTTTACTGATCTTCCATCTATAAATGAGGTGTATGTAAGCCAAGATTACAGCGACTCCATGAAGGAGAAGCCGTACATAAACATCTATCCATCGCAAGGAGAGCCTGATGACGTAGGACAATGCGTCGTTGGTGAGATACTCACCATTGAAGTGGCAGTCTTTGTTTTGACTCGCGATGAGCATGTTGCTGAGAAATGGATGCTTAACTATGCAGATTGCATCAAGTCGATGTTCTCGGATTATACCGAGACCGATTTGTTGTTTGATATAAGGCGTGGCACGACAGAATATTGGACGAATGCCACTACCATGGAGAAAATGGCCACTATTGTGATCGAGTGTTCGACTCGACCGGCCAGTAGATAAGGAGGGGACCGTAATGGGTACACCAAAAAAATCTTTTACTAAAGCCACTATCGGAGGGATGGAGTCAACCCTCGGAACTGCGGTCCCGAGGACCAGCAGGGTCGCTCTGACTGACTTCAGCTACTTGCTGGAGACGCCAACAAAGAATCCGAAGGATATCATCACCGGACGAAACACAACTCGCGGGTTTGATGTCGATGCGATCGACTATACCAGTGAGTTAGCGACAAACCTAGCTGCCAACAAGGCAATTGGTATGCTGCTTCACAGCCTTTTGGGTGTTCGTGTTGCCAAGGTGCAAGTAGGATGCGGAATTTTCATCACGTACAAGGGCGACGAAGCATCCTGTAAGCTTGTGGCATCGGGGTCGAGCATCACATCCTATATCGGTGATCTTGGAGAAGAGGCCGAGGATGCTGGATTTGGTACGGCCGGTGTATTAGATCTCACTGGGAAGACCCTTGGTACTCTAGTCACTGCAATCAATGAATTCTCTGATTATGAGGCTAAGGTCCTCTATGGTGGATCCACTACTGCAGCTGATACTCCAGTTGCTGTTGTAGCTACTCAAGCAAAAAACCACCAGGCAGTGTTCCACTTCACCTCGGCTGATAGCGGTGTTTATCTTGATGTGTTCCGTCCTAACTTCACAAACACTGAAAATCCCACATTCAGTATCCAGATGGATGGAGTAGGGGATAATCAGTTGGGATCTGGGGCTGTTGTTGATTCCGCCACGATCAGCGGAGATTTGAAAGCTAAGGTTAAGGCTACTTGGTCTCTCATCCTAACAAAAGTGATCAATGGTCAGTCCGCTTCATCTGTAGCTCTTACTGATGCTGATCTCGACGGACTAAAGTTCTCTGAAGGTGAGACATACATCGCTGGGACGAAGTATTGCTATACAAAGAATGTCTCAGTCTCGATCGCGAACAACCATGCCGGTGATGAAGGATACTGTCAGGGCAGCCTTTCCAAAGCAAAACACGTGCGTGGAGAATTTGGCGTAACGGGTAGCATGACACTCACTGCGACCGACAAGACCGAGACAGTCAACTCAGAAGATGAACGCGCGAAGAATATTTCCAATGCCATCTCCAGCCTGCTCTTGATCTATCAGGGTCGCCAGTTAGTCGATGACATTAGATCTTTGGCAATTATCGATCTGCCAACTATCCAGTACACCGAGGAATCGAAGAGTGCTGGTGACCAGGCGATCGACCAGTCGTTTAGTTTCACTGCAGTTGATATCGAAGGTTATGACGACTTTTTGAAGATCTATGTGCTGACTACTGACGCAGCATAAATAAGGGGTGACTAATGAAAGATTGGAAGAACAAGCTCAGCTTGTCACGCATCGGGGAACGGGTTGACCTGAAGACCATTGAAGGTTTTTGGGTCAAACCCCAAAAATTTACTGTCGAACAGAATGATGAGATCCAAGCAGCACAGTTGAAGGCTCTAGCCGGTGTGAATCGGGGAACTTTGGCAAAAGCTACCAATAAGATCAAGATAGCATCAGAGAACGACGAAGAGACAGCTGCAATAGACGTTCTTTCCGATGAGGATATCTCGGCTCTCATGGATGCGAAGTTTGCTCCATCAAGTGAGGTGCTAAGGCTCCATATCTTGTATGGAATAGCAGAGCATAATTTTTGTGATGAGGAAAGTTCCTCCGTGGTAGACAAGGCTTTGGTTGATGATTTGATGAAATATCCTGATATCGCGACAGAAATCGGTGGTGTTGCCCGGAGGTACAACGACCCT